AGCGTGAACTTCATCAATGTACGTTATAGCTTTGTACTTTTCAGCCAATCGACATATCTCTTTAATGTGTCCTACATCGCCATCCATGCTGTAAACTGATTCAAATACTACGCAAGGTGTATTACCTTGTGCAAAACTAATCTTGAGTTTTTGTTCTAGATCTTCTAAGTCGTTGTGTTTGAACACAACTTTCTTTGCCTTACTATGACTAATACCTATGATAATACTGTTGTGATTGTTGGCATCGCTGATGTATTCAATGTTGGGGATAATCTTAGCCAGAGCAATCAGCGTCCATTCGTTGGCCACATAAGCTGAACTAAACAACACTGCTTTTTCTTTCTTGTGTAGCGTTGCCAACTCATGCTCCAGAGCCACGTGATAGTGACTGGTACCGCCAATGTTACGAGTACCGCCAGAACCCGAACCAGTATGATCTAATGCTGTGTGCATGGCATCCAGAACCACTTTGTGCTGGCCCATACCCAAATAATCGTTTGAGCACCAGTTCACAATGTTCTTGATATTGTACGGTCCGTACCAAATGGCGTTGGGAAACTTGCCGTTTTCACGTACGATATCGTTAAAAACACGATATTTTCCTGAATCTTTTAGGGTTTGTATTAGATCTTCAAAGGGTTTGTGATTAATCATAGTAAGCTATTTAAGCTAAATATTGGTAGGGGACAATATAATGGCAAATATAAAGATATCACAACTACCTGTACTGGCTAATCCAGTAGATGCAACAAGAATTCCAGTTTTAGACAGTGGAGCCAACAAGACTGTGTCTGCAAGCGCATTGGCCACGTATGTAAACAATAAAATTACATCATACACACTGCCAGCGGCTTCAACTTCAGTGTTGGGCGGAGTTAAGATTGATGGCAGTACCATTACAATCAACGGTAGCGGGCAGTTAGTATCTTCAGGCGGTGGTTCAAATTATACCTTGCCCACTGCTAGCACATCAGTGCTGGGTGGTGTCAAAATAGATGGTAGCACTATAACATTGAATGGCAGTAATCAATTGGTAGCAAACTACATTAACTATTCATTGCCCACTGCAAGTACATCAGTGCTGGGTGGTGTCAAAATAGATGGTAGCACTATAACATTGAATGGCAGTAATCAATTGGTGGCAAACTACACCACTTACACATTGCCCACTGCAAGTACATCAGTGCTGGGTGGTGTTAAAATAGATGGTAGCACTATAACATTGAATGGCAGTAATCAATTGGTGGCAAACTACACCACTTACACATTACCCACTGCTACTACCAGTGTGTTGGGCGGTGTAAAAGTGGATGGGTCAACTATCACAATAAATGGTTCCGGTGTGATTGCAGCCACAGGTGCTGGCGCTGTTGTGTACAAAGGTACGTGGAATGCCAGTACCAACTCTCCTACTTTGGTCAACGGTACAGGCACAGCTGGATTCCAGTATGCTGTGAGCGTGGGCGGCACAGTGAATTTTGGAGCTGGTAATATAACATTTTCTGCAGGTGATTTTGTGTTGTACAGTGGCACAGTTTGGCAACAAATTGCCGCTGGCGGAATTGCCGCTGCCGGCACACTGACTGGTACAGTACTGGCCTCAAATGTAGTGTCCAGCAGTTTGACCAGTGTGGGCACCTTGACGAACCTCACAGTGACCAATACCATCACTGGCAGTGTATCAGGCAATGCAGCCACAGTGACCAGCATCAGTGCAAATACTTTAACCAGCAGTCAGGTTACCACTGCATTGGGATTCACACCTTACAGCAATGCCAACCCAAACAGTTACATAACAAGTTCAGCATTAACGGGCTATGCGCTCACATCAGCAATACCCACCAATAACAATCAATTGACAAACGGTGCTGGATACATAACTGGCATCAACTCCAGTGCTGTTACCACTGCATTGGGATTCACTCCATACAATGCTACTAACCCAAGCAATTACATAACAAGTTCAGCACTGACAGGTTACGCACTTTCTTCAGCAGTGCCTACCAACAATAATCAATTGACAAATGGCGCTGGGTACATAACTGGCATCAACTCCAGTGCTGTTACCACTGCATTGGGATTCACACCGGTAGCGGCCTCCAGCGTAATTCCAGCCATCACACGTTTGGATGTGACCAACAGTGGTTCCACTGCATACTTGTTCAACAATCAGTACTCGGGTAATAATCCTACCTTGTATGCTATCAGCGGAACTACCATTGCGTTCAATCTCAACGTGAGTGGTCATCCGTTCTTGATTAGATTCAGCGGAGCCAATTATGACACTGGCTTGATTCACGTGGCCACTGACGGCACTGTGAGTACTGGAACTAATGCTCAAGGCAAAACTTCAGGAACATTGTACTGGCAGATACCACAGAACATCTCTGGTGCTTACGGATATCTCTGCCAATTACATGGTGGCATGATAGGTGTTATCACCGTCAAACAGATCTCAAGCCTACCATAACGTCATATGGAATGGGAAACTGTTGAGCCTTACAAGTGGCGACAAGACCCTCAAGGCAATTATTGGCGTGTGTATATCCAAGGAGTCCGAGGCACTGTGCAAGTGGATGAAATTGTGTGGATGACTGGCCGCTTTGATCTGTTAGATAATTTGTACTGGGAAGCTCAAGCAGTGTTGGCGGGTCACTATCACTGCTGTTTATGGGGCAAGTGTTGGATTTTGCGATAACGTCGCTGTTCCAAATACATGATCCAAGGCGAAACATGCGCTGCCGCCATTACAATCCACATCAGTAGCATTTCATTGGCAGCTCCGCACATGCTGGGATTTAGATAAGAATACACCGCGCCCGCCACAAACAAGGGCATAGGCGCTAGGCTTATTGCAATGTTTATAATACGATTCATACGATATTTATCCAGCATAATAAACGCTAAATACTGATAGAGGATACAAATAATGGCCGCAAACGGAATATCAACACTATCAACTAAACAGTTAAAGCAAGAAGCCAAACTGGCCAAAGCCACTGCCAAAAGACAGGGCAAAGTTGTGGCCCGTGATGGCACAATTAGTGGCAGTACAGATGCAACAAAAAACTATTACAGAGCCGCTAACACATTAGATACAAGTTTACTGCCAACAAAATATAACGTCAATGCCATAACTAATAATGCCAATACAGGTGGGCTAGTTAAAGGTCGACCATGGTCAACAAGCAATCCAGATACTGCTATTACAGTTATTGAAACCAGTTCCAGTGGTGCTACCTTAATCTTGAACTTGGACAGTCGCAATACCAACAGTCTAGCACGTGGTGCCAGTCCAGGCACTTGGTATGACTTGACCACTAATCACAATGATGCTACCATCTATGGATCAGTGGCTTACGGAACAGTAGGCGGACAAAACTGTGCTGTGTTCCCCGGAGGTGATGCTAACTACGCTCAATGTGTGCCTAACGTTTATTTTGATGGCAACTCATTTACCATACAGAGTTGGGTTTATGTCAGCGCAGTATTAAACTGGAACCGAATCATAGACTTTGGTAATGGTGCTGGTGCCAACAACATCTTGTTGTCCAATACATATGGCGGCACAGGCAAGCCTGGTATCTACATTGAAGGCACCCAGTTTCAATCAACTTACCCAGGATCTAGCACAGTATTATTAAACGCCTGGCATCAGATCTGTGCCACATTTACACTCAATACTGAAGGCAACCTCAGTCAAGGGCTTGCTAAAATCTACATAGATGGACAACCGTACGGATCAGGTGTAACCGGCAAGCCAGTAAACATCACAAGAACCCTATGCTATATTGGCAAGTCAAACTGGGGCAATCCACCTGATCCTAACATGCAAGGTGGTATTGGTGCTATACAGATCTACAACGGCGCACTAACAGATGCAGAAATGTTGAGCAACTATAATACAACCAAGAGCTACTACGGGCTATAAATACTCATATGAAAGTAACTGAAATACTTAACGAAGGTATGAACAAACGGGATACGTTTGAGATCCTGCACGATTTTGTGCGTTTTGCCGCCAAGCATTTAGAACTAAAAACTCTACCAAAATTTGACTTTGTGTTCGACAGTAAGAAAAGTGTTGAACACAAGAGTTTTGGCGGATATCAACCAGGTGCAGAGCATATTACTATCACAGTAAAGAATCGTCATATCAATGATGTGTGCCGTACACTAGCACACGAAATGGTTCATTTTAAGCAAGACTTAAACAATGAGCTAGATGACGATGACGCTGGTTCAACTGGATCACCGCAGGAAAACGATGCTAACGCACAAGCCGCAGTTATCATGCGTAATTGGGGTAAACAGCATCCTGAGTATTTTGATAAAGAATCAATAGAATAAAAAAGCCCACTTATGCGTGGGCTTTTTCGTATGCTCTCATAGCCAGTTGACGGGCCAGCCATAATCTAAACTTCACATAGTCTGATAAGTCATCTTCGACTACCTTACCAAAATTTCTGCTTTTTAGATTACGACCAAAAGTGACCTCATCGTCTATTATGAGGTCACTGCCGTCTAAGTCAAATTTACTTTGCTGGGGTAGCAGGCTTTGCGTCTGCTTTAGGTGCGTCCTTCTTTGCACCGTCACTTTTTGCAGGCTTCTTTTCGTCCTTCTTGGCTTCTACTTTGGCTGGTGCTGAAGCAGGAGTTGCTGGTGCCTTAGCTGGCTCAGCGGCAAATACAGTTGCGGCAAACATTGCGGCGATTACGGTTGCGATTGCTTTCATGATATATCCTTTTTGGTTAAGTAGGAATTTCTACCCCTACATATATACAACGCCATAGCAAACACATTAGTTGACAATTCATTTAGCCAAAATAAAAGCACCCGAAGGTGCTAGTGAATGTTACGCTATTCTGGCGATGAAGCTATGCTTACTTCTTTGTGCCTGTATTAACAAACCCATAGAACTTTTCAGCGGCTTCCATGATCTTGTCTAGACCTGGAAACTCTGGCATATCCACTCGGGTAACAACCTGGCCAGTCTTCTCATCACGAGCAACTGACATTTCCCAACCGCGGAACTTTGAGTGGTATTCTTCCATAACAGCATCTTTGGCCATGCTCAGCACATCTGTGCGGATCTCGTAACCGTTCTTGCTGAATTTAACTTCTGGTAGTTTTGGTGTATTGAATTCAGACATTACGCAGTTTCCTTTTTGGCAGTTGCTTTCTTGACTTGAGTCTGAACAGCGTCGCTGGTTGTTTTAAACACAGCTTCAGCAATGCTTAGGGTAGTTTGGTAAGATCCTTTTGCAAACTTGGCTTGTGCTTCTGTTAGCTTAACTAGCTCTGCTTGGATCTTTTTGTCTGTAACGTAAGTTTCTACGAACTTAGTTTGAGCACCTTGAACGGTGTCGATGATTGTGTCAAATGATGTAAACATATTAATCTCCTGTGTGTATGTTTGTGTTCAACAGCACTATTGCTGTCCATGTATTTATTATACAGTATACAAAACTGTGTGTAAAGCTGAATGAGTTATTTCTTAAATTTCTTTACTCTTTCTTTAATAATCTTAACTACCGGCTCTGCTAATACAACTTCATAGTGATTGTAGTCTACTTCTATCAGTTCCATATCTTCGTGATGTTTTTGACTGGCAATGGTTACTACACCATCGTTAGGCTCGTGCATAAAAGGGCTTTGGCCTTTGACAGTAACGATGTTGGTCCATGGATGCTGTATTTTGATCTTGTCAGCTTGTTTCATAGCCCAACTGCTAGGCCCAATATCACGCATTAAACGACTGAACGGTAAAAAGAACTTAACAACTTCCGCACATTCTGCACCGCCATATGGTGTGCTTAACGTAACGGCACCTACTACTTGATCAGGTATAGCATTAGCCAAATGCAATGAGTATACTCCGCCCAAGCTATGTGCTATAAACGCAATGTCCTTAACACCTATCAACTGCTCTTGCATTTCCATTAGATTGTTTTCAAATCCATTACGACTGTCGTAGTTAACGTCTATGCCTTTGCCCAACTTGCCCCTAATATAGTTAAAACTTTCGCTTGTGGCACTGGCGCCATGGATGTAAACAAGTGTCATATCAGTCTAAAATTTTATGCCAAGGTTGGGGATCTGGTATAGTGCAAGGGCCTTCAGCTGGCTCTGTGCCGTAATCAGCTGGAGTAATGATTTCCAAATACTCCATGTCTGGACTGTAGTCGTATAGATAGTGTACAATACCTGGACGTTGCTGTACGCAGTCTCCTGCTTCAACTAGATGGATTTTGTCCTCATACATGAACTTGGCCCAACCCTTTAACATGTAAACGATTTGGAACTCAGCTACGTGAATGTGCCAGCCTGTACCGCCTGAACCTTCCGGTGGCAAGTTAGCTTTGGTAATATGAGCAAGCACACGCCCGTGTGTTGCATCTGCTACGCCAAGATCTTTGTATAGAAAAAAGTCGCGTAATCCGCCACCCTTAAATTCTACCTCAGAACCTTTAACGTGTGAAAACTTAGTAGTCATCTATAAGACCTCCTGTGTGTATGTATTTAGTGCGCCTTGCGGCGCATGATTACTGTGCTATAACTAGATAAACTACAATGGCAACTATAGCAAGGCCTGCGGCCTTTTCACCATACTTGTGTTCAAAATTTTGAACAGCTTCAAATAACTTAGTTGCCATACACTGCTTTGGCTTCTGCTACACGGCCTTGACGAGCAAGACTAGCGGCCGCACGGGCTTGTCCAAATGCTTCTAAAAATGACCAGATTGAGTTGACGATTGTTTTCATAGATATCTTTCCTTTTGGGAGTTGAATTGTTGGATGTAGTTTTCCAACTGTGCGGCATCGGTAATGCCTTTGGTGCTTAGATAAGCATCTAGACTTGATTGATAACTGCTACCTGGAAACATCTCTGATAAGCGTTCCAGTATATTTTGCATCTTTTCTGATATGTATTTCATTTTGCTTTCCTGTGTGTTAAGTGTGTAGCTACTCATGGTTTCTACTGAGTATTTAGCAAGTATACACGGCACTGCAACATTTACCAAGTTATTTGATATTATTAATCAAGCATAGTATACTATAAATACACTTGGAAGATCATATATGCGCAAAACAACAAGAAGTATTTTACAGGAATTAAGCGATTTAGGCATTAACCGAGACACTGACTTGGTTATCGAAAGCCGCGGTTCCAACATCATCCAAAGTGCTGTGAACTTATTGGAGCAGATTAGGGCCAGCTATGATATTGAAACGGCGGCTGAACTTGAGCGCAGATTCATCAACAGTATTAGAACAGCTGATGCCAGTAAATTCAAGCGCGGCATCAAGCGCATACAAGAGAGTAAAGAATGAGCGGATTTGCATTAGAACCAGCAGGGCTATATGGCGTTGAAGAAATCAATGCCGCACGATTAGGGCCTACTGCCAAACCAAAAAAGAAAATAGATCCACAAAACATCAAAGGTGTTATTGTGCGTATTCCACGCAAGGCTTATGATGCTATTGTGCAACAAGTACAACCAGTGCTAGATGCTCTTGGAACCAAAGGACACTGGACCAGCGGATCAGCAGGTTCGTGGCATCCAGCACATCCTTATTATAAAATGGGCAGTGTCAAAACCACAGCTGGCGACATAGACATTCATATCAGCAGTAAAGAAATTGCTCCTAAGTTAGGTTTAGAAGCAGATGCCGACGACGGTGCAATTAGAAGCGCATTGGCGCAGTATCTCAGCCAAAGTTTTGACAGTGTAACACAGACTGGCGAGCAAGTACACCTTGGAATTCCAGCAGGCTACACTGTTAATGTGCCAGCACTGGGTACTGAAGTTGCGGCTTACTACCAAGTGGACTTCCCAACTACAGAACATGCGGCCACCACAGTTAAACATCATGAACACGAATACTCACAAGACTATCAATATGACGGACAAGACCAGCAAATGGCGCTGTCCAGCTTGGCCAACAGTATTCCCAATCATCTTGAAAAAGCGTTCTTGTACTACGGCATGGGCGGCGCACTGAAAAGTCGTGCCAATGGCGAAGTGTTGGAGCGTGATGTACATAAGATAGCACAACGCTTGTTCAATGATCCATCTGCCAATCAGGACTGGTTAGCCACAGTGGAACGTATACTGCAACACATTCCACAAGGCATAGACAACCCACGTTTAGCACAGTTCAAAGGCGATATGCAGAAGAAATACCCAGAACGTTTCCTCAAAGAAGGGTCAGTGGATTGGTTCAAAGCTATTCGTCAAATCGTTAGCATTTAAAGCAGGTTTTTACCAAAATAGGTAAATAAATATACAAAGGACACAGAGGGTGTTCTAAAAAGCATATAGAGGAGAAATATTATGCCATCAGTAGATTCAACAACATCAGCCAATTGGCTAAAAACAACAGAAAGCACACAGTTTGGTACTCGTGAACTAACAGTAATTAAAGTGTTAGTAACAGGCGGTTCAAACGACATGCGTTATCAAGACGGCGCTACCAGCTCATTGTCTTACACACTACCAGCAAGTTTGTACAGCAAAGCAGTTCGTACATTACAAAACTTTGTAGAAGTTTATGCAGTATACGCACCAGTAGCTACAGGCTTTATTGCTGTTATCGCCGCAGATACAGCAAACGGTGCTGACAGTGGTAATACACAAGGTACAGGTTTTGGTTTAGCAGAAGCCGCAATCAATGCCGCTTTAAATGCAAGTGCCGCAACTACAATCTCAATTCCAACAATTGCAATTGGTACAACACTGTAATTTGTTTTAATTCTCAGGGATGGGAAGACTAAGCCTACTTTTATAGTAGGCTTTTTTACCTCTGTTAAATACTACCATGGAATATAAACTATACACATTGGTAGACATAACCAGCACAGGCCAATATCGGCATGAATCCGGCAAAGAATCTCTACGTTGGAAAGAACAAAACTTTAGTTCTGTTGTGCAAACACTTGGCATGCGGGCCAACATCACATACATACAAAAACCCATAGCAACTATAGTCAAAGGTACGGTAATAGGACTTGACATAGAAGATGTTGTCAAAGTGTGGCGCTTTGATTTTAGCACAGAGCGTGATTTTTTATATCAGAAAGATGATGACGCAGTAGGATATCTCAAAGACGATTTCAACGGTGTGCCCTACATATCAGGTCTTGACGAACTCATGGAACAACGTTTTGCTGTGTTTGTCACCGAAGGCCAAAACAAAAACATTGTTTTTCATCAAAAGTAATAAATAACATTGTAGGCAATTTATCCACGTAAACACTTAGGCATTCAATCATACAATAGGCACATGACTCGGAGCGAGTCCCTGACTTATAACATTGGAGAGCCTAGATGGCCACAAAAGAAGCACAAGCACAATTAGCACTGTTACCCGAGCGTGTAGCAGTAGTTGAAACCAAAGTACACCAGATAGAAGAAAAACTTGACGACCTCAAAGCAGATGTCAAAGACATGCACGACTGTTTGGACAACACCCGCGACTTGCTGGACAAGAAGCTGTGTGAAATGGCCACTGCAAGCAATAGCCAACATGCTGAACTAGCTGATAAAATTGGCAATTTAGAAAAGATCAAAAACAAATACACCATGTATGCCATGGTAGGTTTGGCATTTGCCGCAGGCGCTGGCTGGATCAATGCTATTAATTTCCCACATGTATTAAAGTTCTTAGGCTTGTGATTCTGTTAAATACAGTACCATGTATGCACAAGAAACTCACTCAGAACTTGCACCCACGCACAACACGCTAAATCCCAGCCTGTGGGACGGCGCTGAACTCAAACTGGAAATTCGTTATAAACTGCTACAAATTGCCAAGCACTTTATAGACTACATCAACATACCCAATTTAGATCTTACTGACATTACCATTAGTGGAAGCAACGCCAGCTTTGGTTACAGCAAGCACAGCGACATAGATCTACACTTGATAGCCAACATGCCCAAGAATCATCCAGATCTCAAGGAGCTGTTTAATGCTAAGAAAAATCAGTACAACAGCCAATACCGCATCACACTGAAAGATATACCTGTAGAAGTATATGTACAAGATGCCGCAGAACCGCATCACAGTGCTGGTATTTTCAGTGTGCTGGACAGCAAGTGGTTGAGTGAGCCCAAAGAACTTACTCCAGATGTGGATCCCAAAGAAATCAAAAAGAAAGCCCGCAACTACGCTGGAAAGATAAACCAATCTCTACGTTCAAATGACTTAAATACTGCTGAGGAAACAATGGATCACATCTATCGTTTACGCAAAGCTGGATTAGAATCTGGCGGCGAATACAGCATTGAGAATTTGGCATTTAAGCTATTGCGTTCCAGGGGACAGATAGACAAATTGCGCAAACGCATTGATCACTTACAAAGCAAACAACTAAGCCTTGGGGAACAAGATGAAGATTAAAGATATTGTAGAACATAAAAAAGGCCACAGAGCCAAGCTCTATACCAAAAAGCCACAACAACAAACTACCAAACCCGGCATGCCTCAAGCTGATGTTAACGAAGATGGTGAAGCATACAAAGTTACACAAAACGACCCTAACACTGGTTTGACTTTGGCCAAACCAGACGGCACACAACTCATACTGCCTCCAGAGAAAGTAGCGTCTGTCATGGCTGATCCCACTGACCCTAACAAGTTTACTTTGAATCCCGATGCAGTAGCTGATGCCAATCAAGATCCTAATAAACCAATGGGTCCGGCAATAGGAGCGAATGTTGAACTTG